TTTTGATCAAGTTAGTTCAGTTGCTGCTGTTAAGCGAACAAGCAGACATGGTGATACACCACTCGTCGAAACTCCTCATTCCCGTAAAATTCTAGCGGCTTAATATTGAAAAATATTTCGAAAAATTCTGTGAATTCAGAGAAAGTCTTACTGAGATAACTCTGAGCCAAGCCTAGCAATAGGAAGGTGCAACGACTATTCCGAAAGGAAGTAGGATCAAGTGATCCGAAGCGCAGAACACCCGAAAGGGTGATGATATAGTCTGACCTATATGGTGACATATAGCAGCCGAAAGGCGGTCTTGTCTTAACGAAACAAGGCGAACATAAGTGAGAATGGTGACAATGGACACTTTTGAGTGGTCTGATCTTATAGATTCGGCTGACAAAGTAGCAATGCTGGCTGATCCAACGAATGTTTATGCTAGAACAGCAGCAAACGCTATTGGTCGATCAATGGATGACGAAATCATTGCAGCAGCCACAGGCACAAGCAAAACAGGAAAAGCGGGTGCATCATCAACATCTATGCTTTCAGCGAATACAATCGCGCATGGTTCAGCCGATCTGACTATAGCAAAATTGTTATCCGCGAAAAAAGCCTTAGATTTGAATGACGTTGATCCATCTATTCCACGTTATATTGCGGTTGGTCCTAATCAGATTGAAGCGTTGCTTAATACGACACAAGTAACATCAAGCGATTTTAATACCGTCCGTGCTTTAGCGTCTGGACAAGTGGATAGCTTTCTAGGCTTTAAATTTATTGTGACAAACCGATTGGCGTTTGCTTCCAACATCAGGACTTGCTTCGCATGGGCTGAAGACGGAATTAAACTTGCGGTTGGTCGTGATGTAATGAGCCGGATAGATGAAAGAGCAGATAAGAGCTACTCTACTCAAGTCTATTATTGTGCAACCTTTGGTAGTACGCGCATGGAAGAAGAAAAAGTAGTATCCATCGCTTGCGATGAATCAGCGTAAGGAGATTGAACAATGGCAACAGTTTATTCTGACGTAGAAACCCAATTAACTCAGAACGACCCCAAAGAATTTGTGAAAGCAAATGAACTTGGTGGAGAAGTAAGAGTTGCGCGGGCAACCTATGAAGCATCTTCATTGGCTTCGGGTGATGTAATCAATATGTTTGCATTGCCAAACGGTGCAAGGATTCTGCAAGGAAGTCTTGCCCATGATGCAATGGGATCTTCAACAACCCTTTCCGTAGGCTATGCAGCCCACACCAATAGTTCGGCAACAGCCGTAAGTGCATCCGCAGCAGCGTATAAAGCAGCAGCAGCATCTACGTCTGCCCAGATCGTTGATGTGGTAGCAACTTTAGCGTTACTCAATGGTGAAGTTGTTGATGCCGACGAAAACGGAAAAACCGTTACCGTAACAATGGGTGGAGCAGCCGGAACTGGTACAGTTGCGCTGACCATGCTTTACGTTACCGCGTAGCGTTTTTCATATCTTCCTTCCAACTAAGGGGGTGGTTCGCCACCCCTTTTTTTTAGGATTTATCTATGCCTTCATCAGTTGATTTATGCAATTCTGCGCTTAATATGATTGGCGCATCCAATATCACAGCGTTTACCGAAGATAGTAAAGCTGCGCGATTATGCAACCAGCGGTATGATTTTATCCGTGATAAAGTATTTAGATCGCATAGTTGGAACTGCCTTTTGACAAGAGTAGCCTTAACGCCCGATACAGCAGCACCAACATTTGAATTTGCGTATGCGTTTACGCTTCCCACAGATCCGTATTGTCTGCGACCTATGAACCTTGATGCGTCTAATATTGTTTATAATGTCGAAGGGCGCAAAATACTGACCGATGAAAGTACAATTAATCTGGTGTATGTCGCCAGAATACTTGATGTAAACGTGTATGATAGTGCGTTAATCGAAACAATATCTATGGCTTTGGCTGCTGACTTTGCGTATCCGCTTACAAACTCTGTTGCGTTAGGAAATGCCATGCTTCAGAAGTATGACAAGATGGTAAGTGAAGCACGGTTTCTTGATGCTATTGAGGGCGCAACCGCCAATAACTCCACAACAACAGACCGAATGACGCTTGAAGCAAATGAGTTTATTAACGCGAGGATCTAATGGTCAAAGCATCACCAGCCTTTACCAACTTTACTGCGGGAGCATTATCGCCACGATTGGACGGTCGAACCGATATTGCTAAATACGCAAATGGCTGTACGACGCTTGAAAATTTTTTAGTTCATGCTCATGGTGGCGCAACACGACGACCCGGCACAGAGTTTATTGCCGAAGTAAAAGCCAGCGCAAACGAATGTCGATTAATACCGTTTGAGTTTAATGTCGAGCAAACCTATATCTTAGAGTTTGGTAATAATTACTTTCGTATCTATCGTAACGGTGGACAAGTGGTTGATAGTGGTTCTGCCGTAGAAGTCACAACAACGTATACATCAGCGCAGCTATCTGATATTAAATTTACGCAATCTGCGGATGTTATGTATGTCGTTCATCCCTCACACCCTGTTCGAAAAATTTCAAGAACCGGGCATACTGCGTGGACAATTGCGGATGTCGATTTTCGTCGTGGTCCGATGCTTGATCCAAACACATCAACGACAACATTATCGGCTAGTGCGCTTACAGGAAGTATGACCGTTACGGCATCAGCAGATTTGTTTGCAGCCACAGATGTAGGGCGATTAATAAAATTCTATGATGGTTTTGCCAAGATTACTGCGTATTCCAGCGCAACATCCGTTACAGCAACCGTACAAGAAAACGAAGATTTAAGAACGGAGTTAATGCCAGCCTATACCGCATCAACGATTGCGTTTCACGAAGGCGATCCAAGTTCAACAGGATTAGAGCATAATGACAGAATAACGGATACCGCTGCAAACTTTGTGTTGCAAGGATTTAAAGTAGGGCAGACGGTCACGACAACGGGCGCAAGCACTAGCGGTAATAATCAATCGGCATTGGTTATTGTGCAAGTTACATCTGACACTATTTTGTTTGCACCAAGTAATGATTTAACTAATGAAGCAGCAAGCGCAAGCGTAACAATTACAGGCAATCTAGGTGCAACAGATGAGTGGTCTTTGGGCGCATTTTCGGGAACTACAGGCTATCCAGCGTGTGTAACCTTTTTCGAGCAGCGATTAGTTCTGGCAAATACATCAACGCAGCCACAAACTATATTCTTTTCCGTATCGGGTGATTTTGAGGATTATAATGCGGGAACACTCAATTCATCCGCTTTGATCTATACAATTGGGTCAAATCAAGTAAATGTAATACGCTATCTTACGGCTTCCCGCGCTCTGCTAGTTGGTACATCGGGTGGTGAGTTCGTGGTTCGTGCATCATCCGATGAACCTATTTCGCCTACAAATACACAGATATTGCGCCAAGCGAGTTATGGATCGGCAAACACACAACCCATAGCCGTTGCCAATGTTGTGTTATTTGTGCAACGGGCAAAGCGTAAGTTACGAGAATTAGTCTATAGTTTTGGTTCTGACAGTTACTATGCGCCAGATTTAACCATATTGGCAGAGCATATAACCGAAGGCTTAATAACGGAAATGGCTCTACAACAAGAGCCGGATAATATCGTTTGGTGCGTTCTTGAAGATGGCAAACTGATTGGTATGACGTATCGACGCGAAGAAGAAGTGGTTGCGTGGCATTCCCATCAGATCGGTGGGGTATCGGGTGCAGCAACTATAACGGTTACGGATTATGGAAATATTGCGGTTGGCTCAACTATAACGGTTACGAAATCAGACGGTACAGCCATTACATTTACAAGTGAATCTGCTGGCAGTTCGGCTGCATCAAGTTCACTAGGGTGGCGACCAAATACAAACAACGATACAACGGCTGATAATATTTTTACCGTAATGAATAACCATGCGGATCTAACGGTGGCAAATCCCGCAGCGAATGTTGTTACGGTTACAGAAACCACACCATCAGCCACAGGATTTCTAACGCTATCAAGTTCGGACAGTACACGATTAGCGGTCACAAGCCAGACACACGCTCTTGTCGAAAGTGTAGCAGCTATTCCTTCCTCAACAGGATCAGAAGATGAGGTGTATGTTATTGTCCAGAGAACGATAAATGGTGCAACAAAACGCTATGTTGAGAAATTAAAACCAATTGATTTTGGAACGGATATAGAGGATGCGTTCTTTGTTGATAGTGGTTTGACCTATTCGGGTTCGGCTGCATCTAGTATTTCGGGATTATCGCACTTAGAAGGGCAGACGGTAAGGATCGTAGCGAATGGATCGGCTCATGCCGATAAACAAGTTGCAAGTGGATCTATAACGCTAGATAGGGCGGTGACACAGGCGCATATAGGATTAGCGTATATATCAACGCTGCAAACTATGAGAATAGATGCGGGTGGCGCACAAGGTACATCACAAGCCAAGATAAAACGTGTAAATGATGTAACGCTGAGATTGTATAGAAGTGTTGGTGTTAAGGTAGGAAGTTCGGCAACACAAACAGATTTAATACCGTTTCGTTCATCAGCAAGCGCAATGGATACAGCCGTACCTTTATATTCTGGTGATAAAGATGTGGAATTTGATGGTGGTTATGAAACAGATGGGTATGTGGTGGTAAAGCAAGAGCAAGCCTTACCTCTAACAGTTTTAGCGATTTATCCGCGTATAACGACGTTTGATGAGTAATGTTTATAGTTCCCTTTCATCCCGATCATTTGGGCGAAGCGTTAATGCAAGGCGCATATGTCATACCTATACAAGATCAAACGCGATTTCTAAATGTAACTGCGTATAAAGGCGATACATCGATTGCGTTTACCGCGTATGGTAATAGTAAGATTTTAGGCATGGGCGGGTTTATAGAGATTTATCCGCATTTGGTTGAAGCATGGGTCATTATTTCGACACAAGATTCTAAATATAATGTCCGGCTGGGTCGCACTATAGTGAAAATGTTTAGAAAAATTATGCGCTCTCATCCTAGCTGGCAGCGCATACAAGCAGCGGTACGCAAAGACTTTGACGAAGCAAAGCGTCTAATAGAATTTTTAGGATTTCAAAACGAAGGACTTATGCGAAAGTTTGGTCCAGATAAAAGTGATTATTACAGATATTCGGTGGTAAGAAATGGACCCAATTAAAATTGCTTTAAGTGTTGCGTCAACGGCTGCATCGGCTGCAAGTTCTATTGCTCAAGGGGAAGCACAAGCAGCAGCGTTTGATTATAACGCAAAGATTAATGAACGGAATGCTATGGCTGCGGATGCAGCGTCAGAGCAATTGTATTTCACCGAAAAAGTAAAGATAGAGAAATTTCGTGAGGATTTTGAAGCCTTAAACGCAGCAACACAACAGGGTTTTCGGTACAACGGATGGGTGGCTGATGGTGATACACCTTTGCTTGTAGCGTTGGCAAATGCGTCGGAAGCGGATGATGAGATACAAACGCGGGAATATAACGCCAGAGTTGGACAGGCTGAGTTAAAAGAAGAAGGAGTGCAGCAACGCATGAACGCTGAACTTAATAGAATGTATGGGGAACAGGCAAAGATTGCTGGCAGAATGGGTGCGGGTAAATCCTTACTCTCTGGTGCTACCGATATGTATATGATTAAAAACTACGCGATTTAGGGCAAGACATGAAAGTTCCTACATACCAATCACAAACACAAATTACCCCAAAGACAGGCGCAAGTTCGCTTAGTGTGCAAGCTAGTCCTTCAAATGTTTCTATGGGTCTTGCAGCGCAAACCGATTTATTTTCTTCATTACAGCAAACAAGTTTTAAGTTTCTTGAAATGGAAACAAAGATGACAAGAAACGCTGAGTTAGCTGCTGCGGAAAATGCCTTAGATTACCAAATGGCAAATCTTACATTGGGAGCGTTGAACGATACAAACCCTAATACGATGATTGAAAACTGGAATGCGGGTTCTACAAAGTTATTCGCACAAATCTCTAATAATATTTCCGATCCTGTGGTTAAAAGATCGTTTGATACCAAAGCCAAAGACACCATTTTTAGCAAGCGATTATCTATATTAAAACAAGCACGACTCCAGAGAATAGCGAATGCTAAAGGTGTATATACTGAAAAACTCTATAATTTAAAAAGAATGGCTGCGCTTGGGAATGCGTCGGAACGAGAGCAAGCAAATTTAGAAATATTTGGTCGAGAAGAAGGTCTTGATTTTCTAGGTGAGAAACAATCCGCGATCCCAAGTATTTTTGATAAAGCGTTTAGTTCGGGTTTAATTACAAAATCAGAAGCCATTAAAGGAGAAATAGACGCTAGAGGAGAGATAGAGGGATTTGGTGTTTATAATGATTTAAGCGCAGCAGCGGTATCGGGTGATCCGTTACAAGCCGACGCAATCATAAGAAACTTGGATAATCCGGCTAAATACCCAAATATCTTTGGTGCGGAACGTAATGCGTTACTAAAAAAGGCAATATCATTAAAAGAAAGTCTACAGAAAGACCAGATTGCCAAAGCAAAAGCAGATCAGACTAACGCTGCAAAAGAACTTAAAACAACGCAAGATAATACCGAAAGAGATATTATTCTGAGAATAGAAGAATCAAAGCGTCCAAGTAGTTCTATGAGTAATTTTGATGGTCCACCCGCAATGCCATCTATTGAAGAATTAAAAACAAAGTTTGAAAAAGGGCATTTAAGAAAAGAGCAATACGAAGGTTTAGTTAAAAAAATAAGAACGGGCGGTAATGACTATTCAAATGGGCAAGTTGTAATCGACCATATAGACACTATTGAGGACGCACAAGACCCAACAGAATTAGAAGCCATACGAAGTGAGATATTAGCCGATTATGTTGATGACGGTATATTGATTTCCGAAGCAGATTATAAAATGCTTAACGATAGAATTAATACAAAATTAGGTAATACAAAGTTAGATAAAAGAATAAAGGCAGAGCGAACCAATCTAAAATTGTTGCTGACGGTCAATGACGAAGGTGGGTTAATGGCAAGATTTGGTAATGTAGAAGAAACTCTTGGAATGCAGAATGCAGCCATTGATGCGTTAAGAACGTATGATCAATTAATTGCCGATGGAACAGACCCAACCGAAGCGTATAAATATCTTGCGGATAATTGGAATGCGGGTGTATTGGGCGATAATAAAGATTTTAGACATCTATCTCTTTCACCTTTTGTATCTAATTTATTAACGGGTGAATTTGCGCCCGGAAATCTCACACCCGAAAGAGTGGCAAAATTAAAAGAAAAGATTACAAATTCAGTACAATTGCATCCAAACGCTAAAGTCTATGAAATGGAAACGCTGGATTATTTTCTACAATATCTAAGGCAAAGACAATGAATGAGCAGCACGAATTAGATAACGAAAATGCCAAAGAACTTGATTACTTTGAGCAAGTCGGTCTTTCATCCTCACAAGGTAGAAATCGGGCTAAGTACAAGCAAATCCTAACAGCCAGCATGGAAGAAAAAGGATACGATCATTCTAACCTAGATATGGATTATTTGTTTGATGAGGGCAATAATCAAGGCAAGGATCTAACACCCGCTGTAAAGAAAAACGAAGATGGCAGCGTTACTGAAGATTTATTGCTTGATATGTCTACCGTTGAGGGATTTGGCTGGGCAGCAGCATCGAAGGTCTTGTATGACAAGATGCACAAAAAGAAAAATGAAACTTTATATTATCCGGGCGCATCGGGTAATTGGTTTATGCCACAAAAAGGCTTATACACACCACCAGAAACAGCCGAAGAATTTGCACAATGGGGAATAGAGACTGCGGGGTTTCTAAACTATAATTTGCCACAACTAGGCATTGATACGTTCAAAATAAACAGATTATCAAAAAAAGACCCCGAAGCAGCGTTTGCTTTTCAATACCTAATGAAGAACTATGGCAAACTGCCTATGTTTACATCAAAAGGCACAAAGAGATTTTTCAATGGCGTTGTTAAAGATCCGACAACGTGGGCGGGATTAGGTACATTAGGGTTTGGATTGCTTGGCAAAAAGTTTGCTAAAATACAAACAAAAAATGTGCTTATGCAGATACTTAACAAAGCTATAGACCCGACAATGGTGTCTATTTATGAAGGCGCAATGTTTGCCGGATTAGATGATTATTTTAGACAGAGCGTAGGCGTGAATATGCCACAAGGTGTCGAGGGTTATCAAGATGGCTATGATTTTGGGCAAATGGGAACAGCAGCAACTATGGGTGGTGCTGGCTCTGCTGCATTAGCGGGTACGGGTCATTTAGTAAAAAAAGTTGCACCTATCGCAGTTGAGACAGGAAAAAAGCTCATCACGCATCTAGCGGAAGGTGCGAATAAACGCATAGCAGAAGAAGGTACAGGAACGAAACTGCATTCTAATCCGATTGGTCCTATATCTGATAAGATATTAAGTGCAGCGGGTAAGTTTGCTGGTGGTGATGGACAACCGCCAAGCAATAGAAACATAGATTTACAAGGGTTTTATTCAAAGGCAGAGGAAGCGTTAAACACGATTACGCAGCAAAAGGGTACAGGCAAACAGTTTATCAATCAGTTAAAAAACCAATTTAGCGTGAAGGAAAGGGAATTATATTGGCTGGGTCTGGATAAGTTTGACAATGACACGAAAGTTACCAAGCAAGAATTAATCAATACGATCAAAGATAATTACGTTCAGATCAAAGAGCATAAGTTTCTTGATACTAACGTACAAGATACCGAAACCCCTATTGGTCGTGATATTGAGTTTAATACGCAAGAAGATTTAGATAGTGAAAATTGGATGCACCGCGCTGATGATTATATTTATGACTTTGAACGTGGGCAGATGGATGAAATGGAGATAGATAGTTTTGTCAAAGATTTGGGATTGCTTACGGAAGCACAGTTAAACAATACAACTCCTCCACTAAGAGTCATTTCAGAAGATGAACGGTTTAACTCAAATGCAGTAAGACAGGCAATATCTGAGGGAAATGACACATACATAGATTTTAATGGTGATGAAGTAAATTTTAGATCGGAACTAGAAGAACACTTTAATGATTTGGCTGAAGAATTGTATATGGAAGATCCATATATGCAAGGCTCAGACACATTAGGTCTTGGCTATCGAATACATGGAAATGACGGTATTGGTTATATTGTTGACGCACCAGACGGAACACGGGTTGTTGACGACATATACAACTTAAACGAAGCACAAGTTCACGCAACATCCCATGCCTATGATCATGGGCATATCCATGATCCTATTGATCCCGAAGATTTGGCTGATGATTTAGATGCAGCAGAT